CTTGCGACGTTTACGGGATTTGCCAGCCTTGGAATAGGCAATGGCCGCGGCCTGCTTAGGATCCTTGCCCGCCTTGATTTCACGGCGGATGTTTTCCTGAATGACCTTTTTGCTTCGGCCTTTCTTGAGCGGCACGGGGCTGTGGCTGCTGGTTACAGCCTAATCAACCCGGACCTTGCCGTAATCCTCGCGCAGTTGCTTCAATGTGACCTCGGTGCCATCTTCGCGGACCATGCGGCTTAGCGCATCTTGTGGGCCGTATTTATTGGCAAGCTTCCTGAAGTAGGCGGCGCGTGTCTCGCTGCGGAATACATCTTTTTGGTATTCCTTGGGTTTGTCGCGCAGCCATTGTCCATAGGTTGTGCTGGCTTTGACCTGGCCGCCTTCCGCAGATCGCTTGAAAAAGTAGCTGCCCTTCTCCAAAACCTCCTCAGGCGGACGCAAGCCAAGCCCTTCGTAATTGATCACCGGCACAATGGTGGAACGGCAGTTGAAGTGAACCGGCGGAACAGGACCATCGCCATAGTCAAACTCCTGACCATCAAGGCTTTGGCAGATCGCTGAGGTCTTGCCATCAAGCGTGGCGACGTATCTGTATTTTTGCGTGACATCCTGGTTGGCCTTATACACGTTGTCGCTTGCGGCGTTGGCGACCTGTTGGATTGACGTGCGAACAACGGTCAACACCTGATGGTCCGCCATTTTCGTCAGCTCACCACCAGCTAGTGCCTGTTGCCGTGCAGTCTTTGCAAGTTGGCCAAAGTTCAGGCTGCCGACCAGACGACGCGCAATCTGCGGCGTTGGTTCACCAGACAAAAGGCCAGTACGCACAACAGCGTTGAAACGTTGCGCTTGAGACTCAGCCAAGCCGCGAAATGCCTTGCTGACAACCTGGCCATTGGGCAACGTGATCGCAGCGCCCTGTCCTGCCGTCAGATTGAATTGACCAGTGCCGGGCAACGTGAAGTTGATGTCCGTTGGATCAACGGTGGCCACGGTGGCGGCAAAGTTCGGCGCGACCTCAACAGTGCGTACAGCTTCCCGCGCAACAACACTGGGCTCGATTTGACGCGCGCCAATCTGGCCGCCTTCAACGGCAAGCCTCAACTGCTCAGTGACAAATTCAGTCTGCAGCTCAGCCAAGCCTTGTAGCTCGCCGGTCATATAAGCCGTACTACGAGCGGCCCAGCCGTCCAACGACTCCTTGAGCTGAGCGAGGATCACACGCAAACGCTGCGCTTGATAAGACTGCGGGCTGACAATGCCTGCGCCTGCAGTTGCTGCGCCAATGTCGATGGCCTTTAGATCGGCAACAGCGCTGAGGATGATCTCGTTGTAGTCACGAACGACCCGCTTGGCGACACCGTTACTGAAGCGATTCAGGTCAATCGCATTGCGGAACAGATTTTCAACGGGCTGATTGGGGTCAATCCGTCGCTTGAACTGTTCAACGTTGAGTAGGCGCGGCGTTACGCCAGATTGCGTCATTGTTCAATGGGAGCTTGGTCATCTTCCATCGAAACTTGCTCCGCTGGCATGTCACCAGAAGTCATGTCCATGCCGCCGCCCATTTCGATCAGCCCGCCCATTTGCGTGGCTTCCAGCTCTTCCTCAACATCAAAATCGTCGCCCAGAATTTCGCCTTCACTGAGCTGATCAAGCAAAGTTTTCTGAGTGATGGAGCCAGCGGTGTAGAGCTGCAGCAGCGCGAGGATTTCCTGAGGCTCAAGGCGTGCGCCCACAAAATCCCGGTTGACATAACTGGAACCGGCTTGAGGCTGGCCAACGTAGTCTGCGTGGAACTGCAGGCAGTTGTCGATCAGATCCTGCACCTGCTGAGCGATGACCATCATGGTGCTGTCGCCCTGGCTGCGATCAATGCGCTTGGCTTCGGCGGTTTCAGCTGAGAGCTTCTGGCCCAGGACAGCAGACAGGCCGAGTTCGTTGATCTGACCGGCGAGTTGCTCAAGGCGCTTGAACTGCGCTTCAAAACTCTTGCCGTCAGGTTCGATGTATTCAGCGCGGCCTTCAGCAGGGAATGCGATTGCTTCGCCAGGGCCAGCGGAGACTTCCTCGGCAGAACTCGGGAACCCGAAGAACGCCAGCATCGGCACGGCGCTGATGTGCAGCATGTTGTCCAGATCGCTCTGGATTTGATATGCCTTGAGGTTCAGCTCTGCGATGTCTTCCATCGGCGGGCGTGACTCAAGCAGCCCAACGCGGTTGGAATAGGCGACAGCAAACGGGATGTAATCAAGGCTTGTCTGGCCTTCGGCTACTTTCTCGAAATCGCCGTTGTTTTCGCTTTGGCGGTATAGCTCATAAGAGCCAGGACGCAGAACGCGGATCTGTTCAACGTACTTTTCGCCAAACTCACCATCGGGAACAATGACGCGCTCCATCAGGCGGAGCATGGTCAGCTGTTGGCCCCCGTTGACGATTTCAGAACGCCAGCCGAGCACGTCTCTTGGCGTGTACGCGCACCAGTACGGACGAAGGCTGGCAACATCGGTGATGTTTTGCGTTTCGTCGTCAGTGGCAGCTGGGAAGTCAACCAGGACGCCAACGTGGCCATAGCGAACGATCTTCCGCGTCAACTCATAGGTGAAGATGTTTAGATCATTCCCCTGCAGGTCTACGTCAAACAGCTGCTCACGAATCAGGTCTGGGACGTTATCCAGCTTGACCGGCTTGCGCGTCAACATGCCAGCCAACATCCGTTCAAGACGTTGGTAATAAGGCGGGCAAACAGAACGGGCTAGGCGGTTATCAAAGCTCTCGTCCAGTTCGCGGGGTTCCTGCGGCAGATACCGGCGATGCTTGCGGCGCATCCCATAGGTGCCCTCCATCAGATCTTCAATCAAGATCCAGTGGGGCTCCATCGCGGCCCAAGCGCCAGACGGATCCTGCACCTGCGTTGCTTGGCGCTGAATGCTCCGGTCGTAACGCTTGAAACCGGTGTAAGTCATCTTGCGCGCCTAGCCATGCACAAATTCTATGGTTCTAGGTTAATGCTGAATGTTGGCTGGGCCTCCGATACCGCCACACACGGCGTTCAGCCTTACGGGTAGAACCGACCCAGCAAGTTAATCAGATTCTTCGGCGTGGAAGATCTCTTCGTCTAGTGAGTCGGCGGCTTCGTCAAAGCCCTCTTCGTATAGCCATTGTTGAACAACGGACAGGATGGCAGCAGCGGTTTGGCTGAAACTGCCGGCGTCAAGATCTTGGGCGGCGTCGTAGGCGGCCTCAATTTCGTGCCAGAGGTAAGTTGCCATCGGATATGTGCGGCGCGTTCACGATAGAGGCGAAGGCAAGAAAAAGCCCCCGAAGGGGGCGGTGGATCAAGCGAGACGCTCGCGGAGTTCGGCTTGGATAACTTCAACGATGGCTCTCTTGATCTTGGCGGTCTCGGGGTTCTTGGTGATGACGGCCTGGGCGGAGATCTCGAGGGAGTGTTCGATCAGCTGCATGGTGGGGAGGGTCTTGCAGCGGGCGGGAGTCCAGAAGTTCATGGTCTGAGTAGCGAGTGGTCGGGGTCGCCCCCGTTGACCTAATTATGGGGTATACCCCAGACCTTTGTCAATACAGCCTGATGCCCGTGCCGCGGCCAACGCCCTGATGCAGCGGGTTGAACTCACGCCACACCACATACCCCAGCGCATCAACCATGTGATCGTGCCCGCCTTCCTTGTCAGGCTCGCCCTTCTCAGTCCAGCTCTGCAGCTCCAAACACTCGATCAACCGCGCACAACCCTGAGCCACGCTGAGCCGGACCTCGCCCTTGCCGTTTTCCAGCAGACCCTGAACAGCACTGACGCGATCACGAACGGCAGGATTTGATCGGCCTGACTGATTGCTGAACCCGTAGCTTTCCAGAATCTGAATGTCGGTGCGGCTGGCATTGGTGCTGCGGTTGCCGCCTGAGGCGTCGGGGTACACATATATATGGTGCATCGGGTAGCGCCGTTTCAGTTCCTGGGCCAGGGCGTCCGTATCGTGCGCGCCGCTGATCTCGTCCACCACGGTCAGCTTGTTGCCGCTTCGCACCGTGACGACTGCCGACATGTTGCCAACGTTGAAGTCAACGCCTACCCGCAACGGCTCACCACTGAAGTCAGCCACGCTGGCCACCACATGCTTGGCGCGGTCAAAGCGGTCATACACCTGGCCCGTATTCAGGTTGACCCAGAGCCCTTCCAGATACGACTTGATTAGCTGCGGCGGGTAATTCGCCATCAGGCTGTCCACGAACCCAGCGGGAAGGTGCGGGTTGTCCATGGTGCGCGCACGAATCAGCGCCGTGTCTTCCCCGGCATTCCGGTCGAACGTGTCAAAGGCCCAGCCGTAGCCCTCAGGCGTCGTGGCTGCATAGAACTGCTGGACGTTGCCATCACGAAGACGGGCAAGCGCCATGCGGGTGGCCTGCTCTGCCGTGCGCTTATTTGCCGTGTCCGCTTCGTCAAAACCAATGGCGCAGAGGTTCTGGCCGCGAATCCGGTTCCACGTCTCCATGGTCCGCAGAAGGATGGTGTGGCTGCCCTCCGCGAAATGCAGCGTGTATTCCGGCAACGGGCTAACGCGGAAGTCAAACGGGATTTCCCACTCTTCCAGCAGGTCATCCATCGTGCGCTGCAGGATGTCGCGCAGCATCGGGGCGACAGGCTCAAACAGGGCGCTGACATAGCCGATGTTGAGGGCTGCCATGTGAACAGCCTTGGCAACTAGGCCATGGGTCTTGCCAGCACCAAATCCACAGACAAGGGCGAGCTTGCGGTGTTCGGTGTCATCGCAAAAGGCGATCTGATGCGGCAGAAGGGTTTGCCGGATGCGGGCCAGGGTTTCCTGAGCAGGCGGGCCAGTGAGCTGAGCTGTTGGCGGTTCAAGGAGATTGCCGCCAGGTGCATTAGCCAGCAGGCTCATAAATCAAAGCCGATGAGCTTGGCTTGAAGTTGAACAGCGTTCAGGGCGACTTGCGTTTGCCCGCGCTTATAAGCCGATTGTTCGTAGGTACGAAGTCTGCCGAGTGCTTCAGCGAGCCAAGCAGGGCGCGCCATATCAGCATCCTGTTCCAGGCGAATGCGAGCCTTTTTGATGTAGTTATCAGCTTGCCGAGCATCAATATTCCACTGTTCTGCAACGAACTGAATAATTTGCCCGCGTGATTTTCCTTCGGTCAAAAGACCGTAAATGGTGTCAACACGGAAGTTGACTTCAGCGGCGGTAGAACGCGCCAAGGTTGAAATAAAAACCGATGTGAACAGGATAAACCCAAATTGGTGATGTGCGTTCTTTTGAGACGCGGATGAGACGCTTAAGGCTCAAAGAGATCGGATGAGACTGCCGAAATCGTGCGCTGCGATGCTTGCCAGCCAAATTTTTGATGGCTAAGGTCTCTGCCGTGCCTTGCCGCACATTTCCGCAAATTTCCGCGGATT